TGTGCTCTTACGTTCTCTAGCAAGTAAGCTGTTTACTTCTTCCTGTGTAAAAGTTCTGCCCTCTTTTGTAGAGGTCTCCTCTGATGCTTTTACCTGCGCATCTACAGTCTTTGCATTCTCTTCCATTGCTTTTCTCCTATTTATTACCCAGTTAGTTCTGGTTATTTATTGAAACTAGCTATCGCTAGATTCTTTCTTTTCGGCATATCGTTCTCTTCTCTGAGCGTTTAACTCATCCTTGTTCTCTTGGTATGAGATGCGCCTCATCGCATTGATGTCCTTACCTGCATCAACATATTCCTGGTAATACTCATCTGGATCATATCCAGCCACATCACTATTAGGATTAAATTTGACCGCATAATGACAGTCGCAATTTGCATGAATATGTTCAGCATGTCCATTCCTCAGAGCCTTCTTGCTTATCCTCTGCCAACCTCTTGAAGCAAGTGTTAGACAGAAAGAGCAACTATCTCCGGAAGGAATCCAGGCAAAATATGATCCATCCCTTTCCGCATTCTGTAAGATAGTATCTTCGGAAGCTTGTTTGACTAACCTCGGAGCAGCTTGTAAAAATACTTCCTCGGAGATCTTAGCTGTTCCATTAACAAGTTTTGCAGTCTCATCTATGGTGGCAGTAGCTGCCGGAACTGCCGAAGGAACACTTACACCTTCAGCCAAGGCAACCGCATCATATAACTCACAAGCGAGAGCCGATGCAGCTTCACCATACTTTGTTGAAGATTCCGAAAACATAATCAATCACAAGGTTTGGATTCGTCTTGTATATATCAAAGCCACCATTCCGAGCAAGAAAAGCCTTTAAATCGTTGTAGGCAGCTGTTTGAATTGTTGCGAGTGTATTTATATACTCTTTCCAAGCCTTTTCCGAAATAATCATCTATCTACTCCAAATCCTTGAGAACTTCCAAACCTCTTGCCCTCTGTTCCTGTGATCTTATTCTTCTAACATCAGCCTGGCTGAATCCAATCATTTCCAGGAAGACATCAGTTGAGGCAAACCCTGTTCTAACAGATGCAATCTTGAGGGCTGCATCCGTTGTTACCGCCACACTTGGCATTGCAGGGTTCTTGAAGTGTGGAATAATAGCCTTTTCCTCTTCGGAAAGCTCATCCAAACTCTTATTCTTCTGCATTGCCAAGGTCATCTGACCAATTACCTTTAAGGACTCTCCATTGCCCTCATTAAGCTGTTGAGCCATTGCTATGAGAGTCTTTGTCTGTGCCTCAATAGCATCCGAACTTGTTGGGTTCGCATCATTCACGATACCCACATCAGTTACATTGAGACCGGTTGCAGCTCCGAACTGAGTAGCAATTATTCTGATCATATCAACATGAGGTTGAATATTGCCCTGTGGAAGCTGTCCGAATGTTGGAGTAGTTCCATATTCAGGATTAGTTGTGGCAGCTATAATTGAACCAACATATTGCTGGAACTTTGCATTAACTACAGCATCAAACTGATCATCTGTAACACCTAAGAGATACTTCTGAGGTGATGTAGCAAACTCAAGACCTATAGTTGCATTTGCTATTGTTCGGACATAACTCTGCATCAGATTTCTTACCGGACTTTTGAGCCTAGATCTACCGAATGGCTTATCGGTTGTTGAGTTCCAGATCAGAGCTTCCATCAGAGGTCTACCCATTCTCTGCTCGTATTTCTTAGCTATCCATAGGTCATTGCTTCTAACGAGAACAATAATTGCAGTTTCCGTATAGAAATTGATAACTGAAGGCTTCCATGTTCTGTCTGTGTTATCCTTAGCTGTATCAATAATGGCAAATCCAGCGCCAATTCTTCCCTTGACACCATCCCATTTTGCTGCAGCAGTCTCAGGACTATGGAATCTGACCTTAGCTTTGCGGTCCTGTCCCATTGTAAGAGTCGCAAATGTACATCCGTACTTCAGCTCATCTCTACAAGCCTTCATGTACTCATACATGAGTCTGTTGTCCTCAACTATGCTCTCCAGTTCCTCGGCATCATCACCGGAAGCTGATACAAAGCCATCAAACATTGATCTGCTTGCAAGTACATCAACCGCCTTAGAACCCCAATTACAATCTATTTTTAGGTTCTGAAAACCACTTGGGAGAGCAATGCCAAGATTAACTTCCGAAAGAGGAATATGTCCCTCGTAATATCTTGTCTTGACGTTATTTGCCTCTTGATGCTGGTTAAATATGCTGACCAGCTCCCTAAACAACTCTTCCTCCGGTTTTGTCAGACCTTTAATTGTGTTAATATTTAATTTGACCATCAACCTATCCTCATTTTCCGATTTGGATTTCGTTTACTGTTTCTAACTCCCCAAAGAGCAAGAGAACAACCTTCAATAGGGAGCGGATCTTCTCCTCCGAAGCCCCAAGCCTGTCCTATACGTCTCTGAACAGCATTCTTTGCAGATTCATCAAGCATCATCTGCTCTTTATACCAACTAATGGTATTTTCATTTATTTCAGCCACAAGCGAGCTTGCAGCGGTAATAACAATTTGTGTACTAGCCTTAATAATGGAGTCCTTATACTTCCAGGTTCCGATAATTCTCTCAATAAGAGTATCCGATCCATTCTTACCATCTATAACTACGCAACTTGCCTTGTCATACCTGGCATTCAACCAATCAGCAAGCCATCTGACACCCTTTGCCATGCTCTGACGCTCAATGACGGAAATTCTTGCACATCCGTCCTTATCAATTACCGCTCCACAAAGGATGACCTCTGAGCCATCCGGCGAAAATTTAACACCATAAGCGGTTTTGCCTTCCGGTTTTAATTGCTCAGAAGCGCATCCTTGCCATTTCTTCCTGTTGATAATGTAGGCCTGTTTTAGCCCTGCATTCGGCTGCATATAACCTAGATGCTCTCTTGCAAAGTAGTCCGGAGACATTGCCTTGGCATCCTTCTGCAATGCCGATAGTAGTAATTGATAACCAAGTGAAGGATTGGTAGCGTACCATCTATCAATATCGGTCACATCTCCGACCTCATTCACCGACCATTCATGAATACACTGTCCAGCTTCTGGATGTTCGTGCATGCCATCAATGGATTTTCTGAATATATAACTCCGATTACCGCTCTCAGGTGTCGGAACTGTGCCCATCAATATTGTCTGTGGGCTTCCTGAAGGAGCAGCCGAGTTAAGCGGCGAGAGTGAAGCATCTTGCGCTTCTGTATAGCTCTGCGCCTCATCTATTACAATCAAATCAAAGGTTCCACCTCTACCCATATCCGAATTAGAACCTCTTGTTCTGAACTCGATATGTCCTCCATTCGTTAGATCTAAAACCATCTGATTTGCGCTTGTTGTATAATGGTCAACCAGGGCATTCAGCTCAGGAAACTCTGCAAAAGGATCTCCTTTGTGAGTTCCAAACTTTTTCCGAAGTCTATCAAAAGCCTTTTTAGCTGTCTGATACTCTTGAGCGGTATGCAGAATCTGCTCTGCCCTCTTAACTAGGCCCCAGGTCTCTCTTGGATCTGAAACACCAGTCTTTCCATTCTGCCTCGGAACTTCCAAAAGGCAGTAGTTGTTGATAAGCTTTCCCTCATCATCAACCGCAAGCCAGTCATTAAGGACCTTCTGTTGCCATTCGTGTGGCGGTAGTCCGTAAGCAGCTGCAAGCTGACTGGCATATATCCCTTCTGTCTTCTGATAATCTGTTGACCACCTATAAGTCGGTTCTTGATTTCCGACTCTATTCATTTACTGCTTTAAGAATGGAGAACAGAGGGGTTTCTTTCTTTGCTGAGCCTTCAGTGGCTTCCAGGGACTTATATCTATCTATCGCCTCAAACATTCCTGTGATCAGCGGTTTCATATCCCTTCCTGCATCCGTCATATCAATGACCTTTGCATATTTCAGAATCGCTGCTTCAACTGCAGCCTTTTCTCCTTGCTCCCTCCAGGCTGTTTCTACAGACACCGGAACAGAAGTCTCCAATGGT